GTTATAAATTTCTTGCATATTCACGATGTCAGTATTCGATTATTCACTTCAGACCAAAGTTCTAGATTTTGGATTGACTGGGATGGACAATTACGCCCCAGATAGTTCACTAGCTTCAGCTTTGAAACCAAGACCGTTGATCAGCAACGAACGTGAACACGCGAATGTAGTTCGTATTGACCGTATTGAACATGAACTCGTAAAAGATAGGATGCAGGAAGAAGCGGATCGTAATGTTTTGAAAGATGATATCACCATGTTTGCTACTTCACTTAAGACTATTGTTGACTTCGACAATCACACTGAATTCGTACTTAATAATCTAAATTCAAGCATATCCAAGGCAGAACAAAGTCGTGTTAAAGATGAGAACTTCCTGCTCGCTGCAATCAATGAGAACGTTGATGCCGTTAACGACATCATCACTAATCAACAGGCTCTTACCGCAGCCGAGAAAGCCGATTTGATCATGGAACAAGTAATCAATTCAGCCAGAGCTGTCGCCCATACTAGTGCTGCAGTTGCAGATGGAGTGGGAGTCATTCCCATCTTCGGTCCAAATGTAGCAAGTGGGGCTAAAGTTCTATCTGATACAGCCGAAGCAATTGCTGATACTACTGCTGCAATCAAAGCGTCTCAAATATCTCAACAGCTTAGTACTGCATTTAGCGCTCTTAGAACCGTACACGAACACCCCAACAAATTCATTGAAGCAGCCGTTACTACCATCAAAACTGGTGAAGACCTTGTCCCTAAATTGAAACAAATCGTTGATCGTTCTCGTAGAGCTAATGAGTTGACGTTCTCAAGAGTAACTGTACCTGGATCAATTGCACATAGTTACGCTTACGTTTCGGTTCTCGATGATTACGACGTACTAATGGTCTATCACATTAAACCATCAACTGGTGCTTACGGACTTAAGGCTTCAATTGGATCACGTCGGGTTAGTTATTCGTTGCATGGATTGTTTGGAGAACTGGATTCTTTCGGATTTGGACCTGAAATCATGTCGTCTGGTGTTGTATCTCTTCCGCCCATTGGATCACGTCAAGTTGAATTTAACACAGTTGTAAACGCTGACCGTTGCCGGGCCATGTTGATGGCACTTCAAAGTCCGGGATTGAGTCTGTCAGACGAGGAGTACGTTGGTTATTTCGAACAATATCTTTGCCGTGCCATTGAACCAACTAATAAAACTGTTCTGTCGGCTTTGCACTCCGCTTTTGACAGCATTCATTCCGATTCAATGTCTAACGATATGCACTCTGATCATATAGCCATGCTTGGTCATTTGGACACACATCGACAAAAGCATAAGGACTCACTGGAAGCTGAGTTGCCCGGGTCTTCGAATATTCTTGTTCCAATTGGACATGTCAGCCGAGCTAACAGTACCCACACCCTTGCTTTGAAGTCAACCTTCAGGATTGGTGAGTTTAGAGTTTACGATTATTTCATTGGTCCGTTTACACATTCCGGAAAGTTTGTGATTGGTGTAGTTATCGACAGTATGTATGTCAATAGCAATACCGACAACCGTCGTTTCGTCTATTCACAATATTCCGGACATGAGGGACAACGGATCAATTCGGTAGTTAATTCATCTGAGTCACCGATCAGACTGGAGTTGACCTTGGACGTCAGATCTGATCTGACGATTGAGGGAGTTGAGGGTGATAGAGCTGTACTCAGGATATATGGTGTTGATCTACATAGTGTTCGTATCATCACGGGACCTTCTGAGGGCAGTGAGGCTATGATTCAACCACCGATGACAACCAGTGACCACAAAGAGTTGGGCTTCGACTACGGATTCATGCGTCGACACATTGATCCTAAAATCATTAACAATTCGATTGATTTGGGATATCATGATTGGGAGCAGTATCACGGTAATGGTAATTGGACTAACATTAAACCGAGTGAAAATTAGAACATCCGTCAATACTATTGGTTATTATTGTATATTCTGGTCTAGACAGTTGATATAATCGCGTTCTGATAGTTACAGGACCCTGACCAAAGTTCTGTAAAGTTGATTATTCTCTGAAATCTCGAC